GAATGAGTTTCCAGTTAGGGTTAAACCATTGCCTGCTTGATATGTGCCAGCACCAGAGAATTGTTCAAATACAATTGGGCTAGTTCCAACAGTTGTTACTGTTGCTGTTTGTACCCAACCTGTGTTTGAATATGTGCTACCAGAGGTAACGAATGTAAAGTCTCCAGGTACAATTTCTGTTGGTGTATCAAAGTCTGCTGCACGAACTGCTGCACCAGATGCTTGAACAACATAAATACCATTTTGTGAGGTTGTTGACTGTGACTTAACAAGAACACGGTCACCAGCAACAAGTGTTACGCCATCTACTACATCTCCTGCTTCAAGAGCATTTGAAAGATCTACGTTTCCAGTTGTTGCTACACGAGAAGCAGGATGTACGTTTAGTCCTTGTGCAACTGCGTCAACATACTGCTTGGTTGCTGCTTCAAGATTATTTACTGGATCTGCATTAAGAGTAACAGTTCCTGGGAATGTTACAGCACTTGGCAATGATAGTGTAACTGCACCTGTTGAGGCAGATGCAGTAATTTGATTTGCAGTTCCTGAAATGCTTGATACTCCGCCAGATGCATTAAATGATAGAGAGTTTGCAGTGTCATCATAGGTAATTGTAATATTTGTTTGAGTACCGTTTGCAATTGCCTGTGCTACTGCATCCTGTGCTCTTTCATTTGTAAACCAAAGATTTGTTGCGCTTGTTCCTGCTTCTTGAATATCATCTGTATCAAGAGTTAATGATCCACCAAGTGATAGGGAATTACTGTTGATTGTTACAGATGAGTTAGAAAGTTTGTCATTTGAAATTGATCCTGCAAGTTTTGCATTTGTTACAGCGCTATCTTTAATTTCTGCTGTATCTACTGCATCATTTGCAATCTTTGCATTTGTAACTGAATCTGAAGCAAGAACACCAGACGTTACTGACCCTGTATCGCCTGTTGTAATTACTGTGCCTGTAACTGCAGGGAGTGTGATTGTTCCTGCTGCTGTTGCTGATGCTACAAGTGTAGTGATACCAGTTGTTGCACCATTAAGATTAACACCAGTATTAACATAAAGATTATTAATTGTTGGATTTGTTTGAAGAATAACGGTATCACCAGATCCAGCATAGGAACTGATTGTATTATTTTGAATTTGGAATACGTTTCCTGTATCTCCAGTATCAAATGTTTTATTTGTAAAAGTATCTGTTGTTGCCTTACCAACAAGTGTATCTGTAGCATTTGGAAGTGTTACTGTAACATCTGCTACTGGTTCTGGTGCAAGAAGTGTGAGTTCATAAGCATCTGGAACTGCACCTTCAAAAATAATTCTATCTGTAAAAGTAGGTGTTGTATCTACTGTAGCAGTAATCTTTCCTGTTCCATCATTATAGGAAAATGTAATACCGCTCTGTGGTCCATCAAACATACCCGCTGTGGTATCTTGAAGGAATTCTGTGCTTGCCTCTGTTAAAACATTAGAGCCATTTACTGTAGCAGATGATCCTTCTACTACCAGGCCGTTCTTAATGCGGAAGGCTTTGTCGACTGTAGCCATTCTTTACTCCTTATGGGTCTATGCCTTGAGTCCAGTGCGGTAGAACCGTATGGTCATAGGCGTTAGTGTTGGTGTCACCGTCATGCTAATTGTACCAGAATTTAAACTGGCGCTTATATTTCCTACATTGTCCAGGGTATTAGCAACACTGGCAAATTCTGTTACATTTTGATTAGTACCATCAAAAACTAGATTTATTTCTGTACTTCTATATGCACTTGTTCCAGCATGGGATAGTTGAATAAGATATTTTACTGTTCTCCAGATAGAGGTATCTATTGTGTCAAATACTGTTGCTGATTCTATACCGTTGATAGTTGTGCCATTATTTCCATCCCCGCCCAAAACGTCAGCACGGAAAGATGTTGTATCAATAAGATCTGAATAGTCTTGGCCAGTAGGTCTGTCACCTGTTTCAAACTTGGCTTTTAATTGATTAAGGGGTAGAATGGCCATATTGTGATTATATCATAAAATGTAGTTATTTAAACCTATGATAGCAAGACCAATTGGCGGTACATTTGTTGGGGTATATGAAGGAACTGTAATATTTGTTATTCTAATTTTAAAAGGCAAGGTATATAAAACAGTGGCTTTTCTTTTTTTACAAGAATCTACTACCTCACTGATTCTTTTACTATCAGTAGGTATTACTGTTGCTGTAGCCATTAATCTGTTATATCCTCAATCATTTTTACCTTACCCTGCAAAGTTGTCCATACAACAAGATTTCCTGTATTTGCCATTTGAATATCAAATTCATCATCTGTCTCAAGAAGTTCTGTCTCGTCATATTCTAGGTAAACTGTAAACTCTCCTGGACCGTCATCTTCATCTGCTTCTGGAGTTACTGTCAAAACAACACTGGTAGTTGAAGGACGATAAAAATCCATTGCTATTGTCCAGTCTGAAATTTCTAATGGTTCTCCAGCATCGTCCTGTACATACATTTTAAATGAAGCAGTATCGCCTCTAACAATTGTCCAAATTGATTGTGGTGGTTCAGAACCGATAGCAATTGGTGATTGACTTCTATATTGTGCCATTATGATAATCCTGCTTTCATTGATCCCCAAGTACCGTTGCCTTTTACTGCTCCAACGATTAATATTCCTGTTACTCCCGCATAGGCTACAGTTGCTACAGCACCAGATCCTGAAGATGGCTGGGTATCAGTAAGTCCTCCACCAGAATCAGTATATAAAATTGTGCTTGATGTAAATGCAGAAGTATCAATATCATTAAACACTCCTGATATTACGATAACTCCACTAGATCCATTTGCTATTGCTGTTTGTGCTAAACCTGCAACAGGAAAAGTATTTATATCATCTGCATCACATAAAGAAACTTCTGGTTTTGATTCTGAAATATCATATCCAGATAAATAAACAGGATCACCTTTTTGAATATTTGTTCCACTATTATTTGAAACTTCCAGTGTATGTAAAGGCAGACCAATACTTGGTAAAACTAATTCAATTTGTTCTGCTAATGACTGTATATCTCCAGATACATTAACAGGATCTGATAATACTGGATACGGTAAATCATAGATTGGAGTTGAGCCTGATGCCATAGTTATTATATTATAGCACTTCAAGAAGTTGACTTATGAGTAATATTTGTGTTATACTAGGTGTATGACACCGTTTATGGTGTCATATGCATTTTAGGAGGATAAAACTTGACAAACAATAAAATGCTTATAGGGGTAATTAGTAGTGCATTCGTTTTAGTATCTATTTTAGGTGCTATACCGTCTCATGCTACTAAAAATAATTTATCTGAACAGGTACCGCTCCGTCTTGCCACCCCAGAGGTGGCTTTTCTGCTATCTGAGGATAAAAATCAAAAAATACTTACTAAGTATGAAAATGCGACAAGTTTGACTGACAGCCAGTTGGTTGAATTACTTAAGGCAGTAGGGTTCAAAGGAAAGGCTTTAAAGACTGCTTGGGCAGTGGCTAAGGCCGAATCCAATGGTCGTCCATTTGCTTTTAATGGAAACACCAAAACTGGAGACTCCTCATTTGGAATCTTTCAGATTAACATGCTAGGCACTTTAGGTCCAGATCGTAGAGATAAATACGATCTTGATTTTAATGCCTATTTGTTTAACCCAGTTATGAATGCTCAAATTGTATACCGCATGACAAAAGCGGGTACTGATTGGAGTTCATGGTCATCTTATTTAAAAGGTGCCCACTATAAATGGTTAAATAAATTCCCTGAATAATTTAGGGCATAAAAATACCCCCAGGCTTCAAGGTCTGGGGGATATTTTTTTATATACTAGAGTTTCTTAATTACTTCTATTAGTTCTGGAGTAATACCCATTTCAGCAAGTTTTTCTTGAAGTGCTGCTTTTGCTGTATCTTCTTGTGCTTGTTTTGCTAAACGATTTGCCTCTTCTGCTTCAAATATAGCCTTATCTGCTAGATATTGAGCATATTCTTCATCATTCATTTCACGAATAGATGTAGCAAGATACTTTTCTTCTTCGGGTAATGTCATTTGATAAGATGCATCTGTAATAGATACTAAAGGTCTTGTCATTATTTCGCCCCCATAACAAACATTCCGCCAGTTTGGTCATTAACAAAATTTATGTTACTTGAACTACTGCCAGTTAAACTAACTGAAGTAATTGCTGCGGCAGATGCAGGTCTGTAGAAATGCCTGCCATAAATGTAGAACGGATCATTTCCAACATTATACGAAACAATTTCAGTCGTAATGAATTTACCCCTATCACTTGTATTTGTATAATCTTCAATAGTAATTATTCCATTCATAGGTTGGCTTGTAGTGTCAAAACCTGAATTACCCATCAAACGAATTGATGTGGCATCACTACCGCTTTGATATGCACTTGAATTGGCAAATTCTTTCAAGGTGAATGAAGCGTAACGCCCACCACTATCGGAATTAAGTCTAAACAATATTTCCTGACTTGAAGCCGTTTTCAGTCCAACGAAGAATATTTTTAATGTTTTATAGGTTGTTGGAATGCTACTTGCAGTAAGTGTCGCTGTTCCTGTCGTCGTAGTATTTGATGCAAGTTGCGTCCAGCCAGGCTGTGTTATTAAATCACTAACAGAAAGTCCACCAGTTATAGGAAATGTTGCAATACCCATTTTATCTCCTTATGATATTTCTACGCCAGATATATGAAAATTAACTGTTGTAGCAGATGCTGATCCAGAAATAGATTTTGCTGGATTATTTGCTGGTAAAACTTGTTTTAAATCTATGTAAGCAGTTGTATTTGCTGCTATTGATGCACCTGATTGAATTGCTACCCCGTCAATATTAAGAGTAAATGTTCCTGAAGATGCTGCTGTATTACATACAGCGATATTTGAAATTACTACCGTGGTTCCTGTTGTAGGAGCGGTATAAAGAGTGGTGTTGCTTGTTGCAGCAGCGCCACGATAAAGTGCTTTAGTTGTTGTAGCCATTAGTTACTACCTCCAATAGTATTATTATAAGCCATTTTTTATAATGCCCCCATTAAAATTAATGTTAGTTCATCTTGTATACTACCTGCTCCATTTAGAACAATATCAGTTAATCCAGATATGGTTGTAATTGTTGTGCCAGATGTTACTGTGGTTGTTCCAAGTGTTGGGGCAGAATATCCTGTTATTGTTGTGAAAGATAATGTTCCAGTACCGTTTGTTTGTAGGACTTGTCCATTGGTACCGTCGCCTGATGGCAGTGTCCAGACTAAGTTAGACGAAACCGTTCCAGGAGCCTTGAAGCCAACATAGTTACTAGAATCAGTATCTGCAAATCTTAATTCGCCAGTTGCATTTAATGTAAGGGCTGTTGTAGCAACTGCGCTTGCAAGTGTCTTACCACTCATTGTCAAAGTATTATTTGTTGTTGCAACTACCGCCGTGTCTACGGAAAGGGTAATTGATCCAGCGCTTCCACCTCCGCTTAAACCTGTTCCAGCATTGACTGCAGAAATATCACCATCGTTGGCTGTCCAAGCAGATCCGCTGTAATACTGAATTTGATTTAATGGGTTTCCACCAGAATCCTGACGAACAAAACAAATTGTTCCATGTACAGGAGATGTAATTGCTGCATCACGTGCTGCTGGATTTAAAAAGTTATTGAAGCCATCCAACATATTAACAGTATCGTTAAATGTGGCGGTATTTAGATAAGTCTGAGTATTTGTCCATTCATATGCAGAAGCAGTATCAATCTTTGCTCCAAATGCATACCATGTATCGCCTACTTCGTCATACATGTAAGCGGGTTTACCGCTGTTGTCAAATGATGCTGGCATAGTTTAAATTATAGCAGAGATTTCTGCTATCTCCTCTGCCTAAATTATAGCATAATCTAACGGTATTCTTTAGGCTGTCTATATTGTCTTTTATAGGAATCAAAAAATAATGCACCAAGTTTATTTGCATGACGGGACTGCTCAATAAACTCTTTTTCTCCACCAATTTGCATTTTCCATTTATCTCTTTTTATTGGTATAACCTGTACTATTGGAGTACCTGCTGGAATTATACCCTGCATTTTTGGATTTTTCAAAACAAAAGGAAAATTAACTGGAGGTTTATATGTATCTGTATCTACTAATCCTGAAAGTGCCAATATTGGAGTTTCCCTATGAACTGGAGGTATAAAAAGTGATGAATATCCAGGTGGGGTTGTTATGGCCCAAGCATTAGTCCATTTTGGATATGCTAGTTCATGACCATCACCTAACGGATGTTCTGGTAACTGTGGTTTTGGATGAAAAGCAATTGCTCCAAATTTTGCCCACTCATAATGTTGAATTGTTTTCCCAGTTGGGACATGCTCTACTTGTGACACATATAAATCTGTATGAGTTAAAATTATATATCCTGCATTCATAGAATCAAATATAGGCATACATTTTTTTGCTGTTGTTGTTGTACCACCAGATCCGTCTGGTCTTTTTTCTCCACCAATATATGATTCTAAATCTTTGTACCAGTCTGGAATTATTTTTGAAGCGGGTATTGGACGATATTCTTCTGGTACCCCAATAGTATCTGTAAATGTAATATTCATTTATAAGACTTTCTACTCCAAGACATTTTTTTATAACGATCAAAAAACCTTGTTGCAAATTTACGACTATATATATTAATATTATTTTTATCTTTTTCAGTTCCTAATTCAGATTTCCAATCTTCTCTTTTGAATGGAATAATTTGTACTAATGGAGTACCTGCTTCAATTACTCCTTCAAAGTTTGGATCTCTTAATTTTAAAAATAAATTAAACGGTAATGGAAATTTGTCTGTATCTACAATACCACTAGACACAATGATTGGACCTGGATCATGATGCTGTGGCTCCATAACCATAATAGACCATCCTTTTGGAGTTTTAATACTCCAAGGATGTCTAATTCTTACTGCATAATTAATATCTCTAAAATATGGATGATTTTGTGTTTGATCCATTGATTGAAATTCAATTGCCAACACTTCTCCCCATTGAAAATATGGTCCAGATGGGGTCTGTATAATATGAATATCATATGGAGTTTCCATAATATATCCAGCAGTCATCATATCAAATACTGGCATACATTTTTTTACTGAAGCATATGGAGTGCCATCATCTGTTAGTCTTTGTTTACCGCTTGGATGTAGGTATGCTTTTGCATCTTTATACCACTGTGGTATATACTCTGATGCTGGAGCAGGTTTTTTTAATACCCCTTCAGGATTGTCAACATCAGTAAATGTTATTATATGTTTCAATTTAATACCCCCGTTAGTTTTAATTATACACTAGTTAATGGGAGGAAGCAAGAGCCAAGACATTGTATTTTCATCCCAAGTATAAAGTTCATCACTACCGATCTGAATTTCGGGATATGGGATAGGTGCTTCCCATTCGTTTGTATTTTCATTTTTTATCCATGATGGGTATGGTTGTGGAAGCCAAAATTTTTTACCATCATATGTTCCACCTATAACACAGTTATTGTCAGCAATAATAATATCGTCAACATCGTGAATTTCTTTAGAAAAATTAAATAGTTCTGTAGATGAATCATCAAAAACAACAACATTAACTATATTATTATCTTTTATAAGAGCATAGTTTTTTATAGTCATTTATTTTTCCTATTATTTAACATAAACTAAAACCTGTGCAGCAGCACCAGCGGCACCAGGACCACCGAAACCAAATTGATTATTTGCATAGTTTGCTCCACCGCCACCTCCTCCACCGCCTCCGCCAACTCCAGATGCAGCAGAACCAGCAGAACCATTATTTGCAAATCCAACACCAGAATTTCCTCCAGCGCCACCCTTACCGCCACTTGGCTTTCCTCCGTTTCCACCAGGACCTCCTGCACCTCCAGGAGTGCTAGAACAAGGAATGCCTGTAACACCAGCATAGCCGCCTCCACCGCCACCTCCTCCAGCACTATAAGAACTTATTCCAGAAGCGCTTGAAGTTACTGTAGAAGTATTAGCAGGTGTACCAGCGCCGCAAGCGTATCCACCACCATTAAGTCCAGTAATTGTACTTTCTGCTGTTATATTAGCATTAAGTGTTCCGCCGTTTCCTCCACCACCCGCAAATTGTCCTCCTCCACCGCCACCTGCAGTTACTAATGTTGTATTAGTATTAATTTTTATTGTACTTGTTCCACCAGCATTTCCATTAGCACCTGCAGTTGCACCAGCATTTCCAGCAGCACCTATAGTTACATTTATAACATCTCCACTAGTTACAGTATAGTCTTTATAAATAAATAAAGATCCGCTACCGCCTCCACCACTACCAAAAGAGTTACCATTATTTCCAGTTCCTCCACCGCCACCTGCTCCAACTCCAACAAATGCAACCTTAGTCTTTCCTGATGGAATTGTATAATTTCCTGTTGCATTAAATGTGGTTCCTAGTGTATATGGTATTGAAGTAGTAACTGAATTAGATGCAGATGAAGCGCTTGATGTACCGTTTGCATTTGTTGCTGTTACAGTATAAGTTCTTGTGCCATCTGTAGTTTCTGTAACAGATATTGGAGATGCTGCTCCACTTCCAGTTGCTCCTCCAGAAGAGGTTGCGGTATATGTTGTTACTGTTTTACCACCAGTTGCTCCCGCAGTAAATGCAACTGAAACAGTTCCACTTGTTCCACTTGCAGTTCCAATTGTAGGTGCTTGTGGCACCGTTGTTGCAGTAGCATTTGCAGATGTGGATGCAAGGCCTGTTCCTGCAGCATTAATTGCACTTACTCTATAATAGTAAATTTGAGCACTTGATAGCGATGTATCTGAATAAGATACATTTGTGTTTCCAGTATTTGAAACTAGTGTAGACCATGTTGATCCATTAGTTGATCTTTCAATAAAATATCCTGTGATTGTCGCACCATTGTTTGCTGGTGCTGTCCAAGCAAGATCAATACGTCCATTATTATATGCACGACCTGTACCAAAATCTGTTGCAGTTAAACCTGTAACTTGATTAGGTGCAGCAGCACCTGCTCTTCCGAATCCTCTTGCGCTACCGAAGGTATTTAATGTAGGCACAATTACTCCTACGCAAACTTAGTCTGAGTGCCAAATACTGTATATGTAGATGCAGCAGTTTTAATTACAGTAAATACATATGCATCAATTGAAGATGTATTTCCAGCAGTTGGAGCAGTTCCGTTTTGCCATTTTACCGTCGCTGCTACGCTATCTACCTGTACTGCTGTTACATAATATGCAGTTGCCCCATTTGTATTTAACCAAACAATTGTTTGTGAATCTCCTGTAGCAAGCAGGGTATTCATAGAAGTAGTTGAACTACCTCTTAAATTTAAAGTATGATTTCCTGTTGCATTAGAAGTATAATACCAAGTACCAGCAGTTAATGTATCAATGTTAATTGTTCCTGTTGCTGCTGATGCTACAACATTTACTCTTTCTTCTGGTCCTACAAAAATTGGGGAATTTAAAGTAGCAGTATTTATTGTTTTATTTGTTAATGTTTCACTACCCGCTAATGTTGCAAAATCTCCATCAGTCAAAGCAGTATTAAATTCAGAAATTGTTCCAGATACTGTATTAGATCCTAAAGCAATTGTTTTGCTAGTAAGAGTAATTGCATTGTTTGTTGTTGCAACTACCGCCGTATCTACGGCAACTGTAGGAATTGGACCTGTAGCATTTGTTAAAGAAATACCAGTTCCAGATGTTAGCGCTGTCAGATCTCCAGTTTCAGTTTGATTAATCCAGTTTGTGCCATCATATGCAAGAATCTGCCCAGTTGACGGGGTAGAGATAACAACATCTGTCAAATCATCTAAAGTCTGTGATGCTAATCCTAATAGAGGATACCAGGTGTCTGTATCTGAATCATACACATACCCTGGTTTTGGGTCGGTAGTGTTAATAGTTGCCATTATTTCTCCTCTGGTTTATTATAGCAGATAAATATCTTATATATTTTCTACTACTGGTGGTTGCCATTCACCATCTACTTTATTCCAATACACTCCAATATTTGTATTTCCTGTCACATCAAGAACTTCACAATCTGAATAAAATAGATCTATTGAGTCCTTTATTGCCTCTAGAGATTCTGCAACAATTATATTAACCACCTTATTATTTTTTATAAATGCTATTTGCTTTTCCATTTATGATCCTCTATAAATTGTTACTCTTCCTGCAACGCCTGCTCCACCGCCACCACCACCAGTTGATTGTGGACTACCGCCACATGCTGTACGTGCAGCGCCACCACCGCCACCACCACCGCCGCCGCCTCTATCATTTCCTCCATTACCAGTACCACCAGAATTTGCTCCGTTTGCAGTTAATGCACCACCAGTACCAGAATTTCCACCGCCAGTACCTCCGTTTTGTCCAGCACCTCCGCTTAAAGCAGTTGTTGGTCCATTACTAAAAGCACCGCTACCTCCAGCAGCACCAGCACCAACTGTAGCATTAACTGTGCCTACTCCTGGCAAATTCATACTTGCATTTGCAGTACCTCCAGCATTTCCTGGGTTTCCTGCTGCTGTATTTGTAACCTTTGATCCACCAAATAATTGTCTTCCAGCGTATGTATTTGCAACAATTTTACTTCCAAAAGTTGCACAATTATTTGCTCCAATTGGGAAGTTATCGTATCTTCCACCGTTCCAACTATACAATTGATTATTTCCTAAACTAATTATTGATTCTCCACCTGGTTGTCCATACATACCTGGATAAGCATTTTGGCTACCACTAGTAGCACCACCTCCAGCACCTCCTGCGCCAAGATTTATAGTAAAATTAGTTGCAGTTGATGGATAGTCTTTTGCCATTAAAAGTCCGCCAGAAGAACTTCCTGAACCACCTGGTCCACTACCCTTACTACATCCGCCATTAAATCCTCCAGCAGCACCATTTCCACCTCCACCAGCACCTATAAATACAACTGCTACATGGTTTCCAGCAGGAAGAGTAACATTTTGTGAGGTATTATAAGTTCCTACTAAACTATATTGAACAACTGGAGTTGCAGAGTTTGATGCAGAAGATGCGGCTGATGTTCCATTTGAATTTGTAGCAGTAACTGTAAAAGTATAAGCAGTATTAACTGTTAGTCCATTAATTGTAACTGGAGAAGATGCTCCAGATCCTGTAATTGATCCTGGGTTAGATGTTGCTGTAAATGATGTAATTGTTTGTCCACCAGTTGCTCCTGCAGTAAATGTTACAGTTGCAGAAGTTGAACTACTTCCAGCAGCAGCAGTTCCTATTGTAGGTGCTTGTGGTACTGTTGTTGCGGTTGCACTTGATGCTGCTGAAGCATCTGCTGTTCCTACAGCATTAATTGCAGAAACTTTATAATAATATATCTGTGCACTACTAAGACTGGTATCTGAATATGTGGTAGAAGATGAACCAGTATTAGAAACTAATGTTGAGTATGTAGTTCCATCTGTAGAGCGTTGAATAAAATAACCTGTAATAGGTGCTCCGTTGCTTGATGGAGCAGTCCAAGATAAATCAATTCGACCATTATTATATGCACGGCCAGATCCTACGTCTGTTGCAGTTAGAGTTGTTATTTGATTAGGTTTACCAGCACCTTGAAAGCCAAGTCCTCTTACGCTTGCAGTTCTTCCACCAATAATAGGCATCTATTATTCTCCTTATGCAAATTTAGTCTGGGATCCAAATGCAGTAAATGCAGCGTTTCCTGTCTTTACGATAGTATATGAATAAATATCAATGCTGTTTGTGTTACCCGCCGATGGTGCAGTACCATTCTGCCATTTAGGTGTTACTGACGATCCGTCAATTTGAAACGCTGTTTGATAATAAGCGGTTGCACCATTTGTTACAAAGAAAACAACTGTAATAGAATCATTTGTTGTAAGCATTGTATTAAGAGATGTTCCTGAATCTCCACGAACATTTAGTGTCCAGTTGCCTGTAGCATTTGATGTGTAATACAAGATACCGCTGGTATTTGCATCAAAGTTTACTGTTCCAGTTGCAGCAGTTGCAGAAACTGTCCAACGCTCTTCTGGTGAACGAAGAATTGGTGTTGTATTAAGTGCTCCAGAAATTGTTGGAGATGTTCCAAATACAAGAGCGCCAGATCCTGTTTCATCTGTTATTGCAGAAGCAAGGTTTGCAGATGATGGGGTAGCCAAAAATGTAGCAACATTTGTACCTAATCCAGATACAGCAGAAGTAATTGCTATATTTGTAATTGTATTATTTGAACCATTAATTGTTTTATTGGTTAATGTTTCGCTACCTGCCAAAGTTGCAAAGTCTGCATCGCTAAGTGCAGTATTAAATTGTGCAATTGTTCCAGATAAAGTATTACTTGTTAAATTTATTGTTTTGTTTGTAAGTGTTTGTGTGCTTGCTGCAGAGTCAACCCAGTCAAGTCCTGATGTTGTTGAAGAATTAATATTTAAAACGTATCCGTTAGTTGCTGCTGCTGGAACACGAACCGCAGAATCGTCTGCACTACCAGCAATCAAATCACCTTTTGCATTAATTACTGCAGTTGGAATAAATGGATTTGCCGTAATAGATGTTGGATCTTTATCTACCCAAATTACACCCATTGATAAATCTGATGTTGGCGCTGTTGTTGTAAATACAGCAGTTGCAGAAACTGGTTGTCCACCAATTGTTCCATCTTGATCTACCCAGATATATCCATTAGGAATTCCTGATGGTGTAAAGTCTCCTGGAACTGGTGCGGTGTTAGCAACATCTCCACCAGATGATGGACGATTTTCAAGATCTACAATGTCTTGTTGAATATCATAAATTGTTTTAGCCATTGAAGGCGTAACTAGAGATGCTGGTGAAGTATTCGCTGGATTATATGAATAAGATCCATAGTGGTATGCTCGTAGCGCTGCCTGAATATCTGCTGCGTCAGCATAGCCTGGAATTGCTGTTGGGATTAAATCACCAATTGATTCTGTTGCCATTTAGGTCACCTCTCGAAAATTATACCATAATTATGACACTATGGTAATCTGTAAATGGGTCGTAACTTCCACTCCGCTAGTATAGGTTCCAGTATCTCCAAGGGGTAGCCAAGAAGAAGAGTCATACTCTACAGCATGTAAGTTAATAATAAGATCGCTTCCAGCAATTGGTGGAATTTCCATAGAAGATGCTATTGGATTTGTATGTGCAATGCTATATTTAACATTGAAATTTTCCGCTGTTAGCGGGGTACCAGAAATAGTGACAATATCCTCAATAGGAATTACTATCTGTGCATCTCCATCTTCAAATGTAGTATCGTAATTTACTGAATAAATAGTAGGATTAATATCTAATACCTCTACCCAAACATTTCCACCAGGCTCTGCTACATATTGATAAATATATCCATAGGTTGCACTTGGGGCTGCATTTAAATAAATGTCATTAAGTTGAAGTGTTTGTCCTCCAAGTACCCCGCTTGAAGTCTGGGCATTTGGATCACCTGCTCCTACAAAAAACTTACTTCCACGAGTTCCTTGAGCGCCAATATCAAGTTGTAGTTCGATTGTATCTGGTGGGCCAAATACTGTGAGATCGTCTGTATTTAAAAGTACATCAACCATTACGCAGCACCAGTAACCTGCTCAGTGACTGTAATAGTGCCAGTAAGCAAAGTAAATACAAGAGATGCTCCGTTTTGAATTTGAACGTCATAAACATATGTACCAGCATCAAGTGTTCCACCAACACCTGGCAAAATTGTGCATGTAACTGTATCGTTTGTTGTGTCTACAACTGCCTGGGCTTCAACAGAATATGTTGGATTATCACCACGGCTAGTTGCAATAAAATATTCGGCGGAATAACCAGAAAGATCAAACGCACCACCATTAGCAGTTTTTGGATTAATTACAAATTCGTTTGTATCACCTTTGTAATAATTAAAATTATATGTACCTGGAAATGCCATTATGCTTCCACCTTAAATACTTCATTATTAATTTTTATAACAGCAGGAAGCAAGTCGTTTGCGTCAGAAATTATAATTACTGGCGGTAGCGAAACTGTCATAAACTTCCTCCTGGAGTTACATCACCCAATACTACAATTGTACCAAGAACTGGAGTCCAGATATAGTTATTTGGTCCTGCTTGTGGAATTTCTACAACAAGGTCAAAAGGTAATTCGGCAACAATTGATTTATACCCTGCTCCCCATTTTTCTGTTAAACAAGATTGAGCGGTAATGGTAACAGAGCCTGTTGTAGCCTCTACATCAAGGGCGTCTAGCACATCACCTAGGGGATCGTATGCTGTGGCTTTATATGACCAAGTAGCGGTATCAAAAGCGGTAGTTTCGTCAAGGTCTAAAAAGTCAACCGTTAAAGTGGCCGTATCGCCACGTACAACTTTCCATTGTATGTTGACAGGATTTGCGCCATATTTTTCAATGTCATTTGAGCAGCCACAGTTTGCCATAATGTTTGATTATATCATAAAAATAAGGCTGAACCCGCTAGGGGCAGTGGGGGTGGGTAGAGAGCAACCTAGCGGGCCAGCAGTTTGATTATAACATTTGTTTAATAAAAAACGGACAAAAAGTATAAACCAGGACATATTGAAAAATTGTTATAAAGTTGTTATAAAGAAAAAGCGGTATAAGTTGAAAAACTTTCAAACCAGAGTGTATAATTGAAATATATAAAGAAAAAGAATATTAAGTAAATAAGTTTTTAAAATATCTTTTATATATAATATATATAGTTACTTTTTAGAATGATCTTCTAGGTGGGTAATCATCATTTCAAACATTTTATCCATTTTGTCTTCAAGCCGTGTTACTTGATCTTTCATTGAAGATCCACTATTTGGCTTTAATTCGGACATAATATCTTCGACGTATTTCTTCACAATCCACCTTCCAACAATTCCGACAGCGCCAATTATGGAAATAATCGTTAAAATGAATCCTGCCCAATCTTGCGCTGACATGAAACAAATTATATCATTATTTGAGATCAAAAATGCGGCGGTATAAAGCGAAGCCGAAAATAGAACCACACTATAGACAATAAATGAATGAAACATTCACTATGTCTGGATATAGTAGATATCTGGCATAGGCTATAATTTATATATGGACAATAACCAGGATAAGGATGTTAGGCCATGGGATTTATTAAATCCTAATAAGCCTAGAAGTTCAGAGGAACTTTCTGTATACCGCCTTGAAATATGTAAGGCTTGTCCTGAATACCGCCCCAGAACCAATACCTGCAAAAAATGTGGATGCTTTATGAAATTAAAAACTACTCTGGAACATGCTAAATGTCCTATTGGTAAATGGTAGTTATTGTTGTAAATAAGCAAAATAATTCAATACCCCGAAAATTATCAGAAGTATAATTATGGCTATTTTTATATAGACCACCAGCCTCTTATTGTACCGCCCTCAACTGGGCAAATATATTTTTTAGGTTCATCAGATAGATAGTATTCTTTAAATAGTCTTCTGTCTAGATCTCTATCAGGTTCATGTGTATACCGCCCACAATCAGGGCATATATCTGCATTTACATATTCGTATACATGACGACAAGGCATTTTTCTATTATACCGCCAAAATCTGAAAAAAATTTTAAAAGCAGTTTACACACATGCTTAGGTGTTGGTATTATTCTTCTTCATTAAGAAATGTTTCTGGATCATCTAAAACTACATCATCTATGAATTGTGCTTGACAATCACAGTAGTCTTGTTCAATATGTTCCAGAATCATTTTGCCCCTAAAACATCCTATACAGACATTATATTCTGTGGATATTATTTTTCTAAATTCCGCAGATGACATTATTTAATCTCCCTTAAGAGATTATCAAATTCAGCCATAGCAGATTTCTTAAAATGTTGATCAATCTCAAATGCCATTTCAGGATTGATACTTTTTAAGGACTTGATTTTTTTATTTAATTGTTTTTTATTTTTGAAATGTTGAGCATTTTGTATTTGCTTTAACATTCTTTTTGCTTCTGGACTCCACCCTTCGGTTGATCCAGTGGGCCTAACTTTCCAAGCCCGTTTTGTTTTTTTCATAACAACTCTCCTTATGTTGATTACCCATCAACTTAGGGGTTGCCATTTTATTCACCTCATTTATTATTATATCACTTATACCTAAAAAGTCAATATTACAAAAATCTGAATATTTTTTTAAGATGTATGATGCAGCATTTTAAAAAAAATAATAAAAAAATATAGTGAGCACACACTAGGGAGATCCCCAAAGGGGGGCACTAGCGCAACGGCGCTGTGCCCTGTAAATATCCGTCAATAGATAATAAATCACAAGTAATTTTTACTCGTTGATTTTTCTTGAGAGATTTTTTATACATATCTATAAAGTAATAGACATTTTCTTTTGTAGGTAAATCCATTTCCATTTCCTTACCATTCATGCTAGTTATCTTTAGTTTCATTTTCTACCTCGCTTTTTTCGTAATGGCTTCTGTCATAGTTGGCTAGTGTCCCACCATTTTCTAGGTGGGCTTTTCTGCGTAATTGTTCTTGTGAGTAATTCATACACACTCACAAGGTTCTACTGAGTAATCATTGTCATCACCATAAAAGATAACGCCATGACCATAACACTCATCACAATTTATTCTCTGAACTGAGTTTATCATTTTTAGTTTCCTTTCTTTATTCTTTTGACAATTCTATACCCTACCACTGACAAAATCACTAGGGCAATTCCTAGCCATGATGCGTAGAAGTCTGCTTGAGCGGTCTCTATTGCGATACCCTCTGAGCCTAATTCAATTAGTAAATATCTATCCATTTTAGTTTATTCCTTTCTTATAGTGTAACGAATTCTGATACTGACATGCTATCTACTGTGTAGCCATTAGCCACAAGAGTATCCATGAGGTCATTTATCTGACGCTCTGAGAGCATTAGTTTATTTATTTCTGAAAGAACAATTCCGTCTTTCTCTATTGTGTAATTTAGTGTTAGCATTTTTGCTACCTAACCTTTCTTTTTGTTTAGTAATCTTATCCTATACCCCCCCACTGACATTTTGGGGGTCTGTGGGCACCCCATTTGTGTGATTTACCTCACACGATTTAGACCCTCTATACAAGAGTTACAGATTGCGGGGATATTCCGCTTAGATACATGAGCGGTCTGACCGCATAGCATACAATTTTTCTTAATCATGGATACACTCACTTTCTATTTCGTGTCCAAATTCTGAGACTAATTCCTCATAAATCTCATCTTGATAATCTAAAAAGTCCATTCTTAGACCTAACCTTTCTTATTTAATCTTATTTAATTTTATAGGAGAATCCTATCAGATACCCTGCCAAAAGTCAAGGCGACACGCCGTAGGCGTGGTGTGATTTACATCACATTTAGCCCCATATTGCTAGGGAGCCAATAGATACCACCACAGCAGACAGAATGGCTAGAGCGCATAGGTCTGAGGTATTGCTAGGTAGAGCCTCCTCAATAGTCCAATAGATATTGCTGAAGAAGTCTGATACTGAGTCTAGTAGGTTATACATTTTTAGTTTTCCTTTCGTTTTGTTATAGGAGAATAATACAATATCTCACTGACAAAGTCAAGTCTAAACACCCTTGTTTTTTGTGGTGTTGATCACATGTCCTAAATGTCCGAATTTCCTCGGGGGGCGAAATGTCCGATTTGTCCGTTACGTACGATGTGATAAACCTCACAAATTCTAAGCGTGATTTGGATTTGATTTTGTCAGAGATTTCTGCTAGACTTACGGAGTAAGAATAAAGAAAGGAAAACTTATGACAAACAAAATAATTGAAGTAGCAGATTTTCTAATTGAAAATGATTTTAACATTCAGGATAATATCTGCGTATTTTGCTCACGCACTTTTGATCGTTGGGATAGCATCTGCGTATCCTGTAAAGAATATAAAAGTGTGATGAATATCGTTGATGCCGTTGAATACTATGGGAGAGATATTCTCCCCTTGTGACCTAAATCACAAAAAACAAGCGGCGTGTCAATTTGATATTTCCGCAAAAATATGAAATAATAGATTTATAAAGAAAGGTAAAAACTATGAAAACTTATTCAATTACAGACCTACTAATTGGTCACACTTACTACCCTCGCTCACTTGCGAGAAAATACCAATACGGCGAAATTACTTTCGCTGAAAAGCGTGAGGATATTTGGCTTGACGGCTATGACGCTTACGCTATTCGCTTCAATGGTAATCGTTGGGCTACTGTCGCAGTAAAGGTGGCAGACTAATGAAATTAGATGAATTCAAGAAACTTGTTGAAAGTCAGCGAGAAATTACTCGCTTGACAAACCTAGAGAAAATCGCTAAAATTGTCAATAACACTACAACCACGAAAGGTAAAAACTAAAATGACAAACTTCACTTATACAGACTACCCCTTTACAGCAGACGGAGTAAATTTCGTCTCTCGTATTGCTGACCATTCGCCATTCTTAGGCGCTATCAAAAATCTGCCTG